GTGACGCAGTTTGTAATTTTAGTCTAGCTACAACTGAATCATGGAAAGACAAAGAAGGAAACAAGCAAGACAAGACCGAGTGGCATAACGTGGTTATATTTAGAAAGCTTGCAGAGATAGCAGGCGAATATTTAAAGAAAGGTCGCCCTGTGTATATTGAAGGCAGACTTCAAACTCGTAAATGGCAGGACAAAGAAGGAAAGGATCGTTACACCACAGAAATCGTTGCAGACCAAATGCAAATGTTAGGCAGTCGTGAAGAAGCAAAAGAAGTTGCTAAAACACCTGCACCAGCTAACTTCGATGACATGGAATCAGACATCCCTTTTTAAACTATGCAAGATGATTTTGACAGAGCCAGCGATTTAGAACAACACGATAGAGATGAAGCTATTAAACATATTAGAGATCATCAAAAAACTATTGAATCAAACGGCTCTTGTCTAAATTGTCACGAACCTTCTATTAAACGCTTTTGCGATATAGATTGTCGCAATGATTACGAGAAACGACACTATGAGAACAGATTACTTACCTAAAGTTATTAGACTTGTAGGAAAGCTGCAAGCCGACACAGCCATAAGCGCAATACAAAATGCACCAATAGATATTGAACGGCCACTTGAAGTTATTATTCGTGAAGAACAAAAGGGCAGATCATTAAGCGCTAATGCTTTGATGTGGGCAGGCCCACTAAACGATATAGCTACACAAGCATGGGTGCATGGCAAACAATATTCAGCTTTGATATGGCACGAATACTTTAAAGAAAAATTCTTGCCTGACTTTCCCGACCCTAAACAAGTTAAAGAAGGATATTTAAAATACGAAGAAACGCCTGACGGCAGACGAGTGCTAACAGGATCAACCAATAAACTTACCAAGCATGGCTTTAGTTTATACATGGAACAAATATATGCTTACGGTGCAGAATTGGGAGTAAGATTTAGTGAAACCGATCAAGCCCAAGAAGTGTAAGGTTTGTAAGGTAAAATTCACGCCAAACAAACCGCTTCAGCAAGTATGTGGGTTTGAATGTGCATTAGAGTTAGCTAAAGACAAAAGAATTAAAACCGTTAAAAAAGAAGTTAAAGAAGCCAAGTTAAAACTAAAGAGCCGATCCGATTGGTTAAAAGATACACAAGTAACATTCAATAAATATATTAGGTTAAGGGATCAAGATGACGGTTGTATTAGTTGTGGGTCAAAGAGTGCCTTCTCATATCATGCAGGCCATTACAGAAGCATTGGAAGTGCAGGACACCTTCGATTTAACGAGCTTAACTGCCACAGACAATGCTCGGCCTGTAACACCCATTTATCTGGTAATCTCATCCGATACAGAAGCGGACTTATTAGAAAAATTGGAATACACGCTGTTGAAGCACTCGAATCTGATAACGACACAATAAAGATTGGTATAGAAGAAATAAAGCTACTCAAGGCTCATTTTTCTGCTAAAATAAAAGCTCACGAGTCTAAATAGCTTGTGAAAATTTAGCTAAATTTAAGATTAAAATAAGGAACATATCATGGGTATGAAAGATAAAGAAAAATATACACCAGGTGCATCAGGTGAGAAAATGCCTAAAGGCGTTTTAGCTTCTGATAAAACAGGTGAAAGAAAAGAATCAGTAAAAGGTGGCGTTGGTATGGGTATGAAAGACGCTGTTGGTGCTGATAAGCTATTCAAAGGTGGTAGCTCAGAAAAAGTTTGCTACGATCACAAAAGAAATACTTACGCTAAATAAGGTAATTAAACGAAAACCCAACCAGGCTTAGGCTGATTGGGAATTCTAACCAAGTAATAATGGAGGTTTATTAAGTGGCTACATCAAATTCTACAGATAGTTGTTTGTCTTGTAAATTCTTTATTACAGGCGGAAAACTTGGCGCTTGTCACAGATACCCACAATCACTTACTAAATCACCTAGCGAATGGTGCGGTGAATTCCTTTTTGCTAATGTAGCAAGAACTAAAGACGAAGTAGTGCCTGAACCCATTACTAGTAATTTATTAGAATCTAAACCTATTGAAATTGAAAACAAACCTAAAAGGATTAAGAAATGATTAGACCCTTTGCAGACAAGATTTTAGTAAGACCTATTGAGCGTGAAGCAAAGTCAGCTATACCTGGCTTTATATACCATGAGGAATACAATACAGGCGAAGTTGTAGCAGTTGGGCCTGGTAAAAAGATAAAAGAAGGCAAATATGATATTATGCCTGTATCTGTAGGTGACCGAATTAGATTTGGCGTTATGGGTAAAGACGAATATCTTAAATTTCAACCTGTCATGGATAACGGTGAAAAGTTCTTACTTATGTCATGGCAAGACGTAGCATTTATTGAGGAGCAAGAAGATGGCAGCTAAACCTGGACTTTATGCAAATATTCACGCAAAACAAGAAAGAATCAAGCAAGGAAGCAAAGAAACTATGAGAAAGCCAGGATCACCAGGCGCTCCGACAGCTAAAGCATTTAAGCAAGCTGCAAAGACAGTAAAAAAGGCCAAATAATCATGGCAGCCCCTATTAGTAAAACAACTAAAGGCAAAGGCCGTCATTATTTAAGCACAGAAGAAGGTGCTGGCATGACTGAAGCTGGTCGTAAAGCATATAATAAAGCCACAGGATCAAATCTAAAACCACCACAACCTGAAGGCGGATCAAGAAAAGATAGTTTCTGTGCAAGAATGAAAGGCGTAGTTAAACACGCAAAGGGCGATGCACCGAGAGCTAAAGCATCATTAAAGCGTTGGAAATGTTCAGATTAATTAAATAACACAATAACCAAGGAGCATATCATGGCCATTAAGTTGGAACTTGAAATCAAAGAAGCAGAATTAGTAGTAGCAGGTCTATATAAACTTCCAATGGAAGTAGCAGAGCAAATCGTAGTAAAGATTAAAACTCAAGCTATTCCACAAATAGCAGCCGAGCAAGAAGCGGCTAAAGTTAAAGAGGAAGTTAAGACAGACGAGCCTGCTCCAAATGCAGATTGAAAAACGTCAGTTATCGGAGCTAATTCCGTATATCAACAACTCTAGGAAACATTCAGACGATCAAGTCACTCAAATAGCGGCTTCGATTAAAGAGTTTGGATGGACTAATCCTATATTAGTTGATGGTGATAATGGAATTATTGCAGGCCATGGTCGCATTATGGCGGCTAAAAAGCTAAACATGACTGAAGTTCCTGTTATTGAGTTAGCACATCTATCTAAAGAACAACGCAAAGCATTAATTATTGCGGACAATAAACTAGCTTTAAACTCGGATTGGGATACAAACCTATTAGCTATTGAGCTAAAAGACCTACAAGACTTAGGCTTTGACCTAAACCTTACAGGGTTTAATGCGGATGAGCTTGCCAACATATTACTTCCTGAGCAAATAGCTGGGCTAACCGATGAGGATGCAACTCCTCCTATACCTGACGAGCCAAAAACAAAGTTAGGTGATGTATACATATTAGGCAATCACAAGCTTATGTGTGGCGATAGCGCAAGCCTAGATGATGCAGAAAAGCTTATGGATGGTGATTTGGCAGATTTAGTATTTACTGACCCACCATACAATGTAGCTTACTCAGGCAGGGGTGCTAATAATTTAGGCACAATTAAAAATGATAATATGTCAAACGATGACTTTGAACAGTTTTGTCGAGATATATTTACAACCTATCATACATACATGAAGCCATTAGCTTGTATCTATGTATGCCACCCTGATAGTCAATCTGCACCAAAATTAGCTTTTGAAAAGACTTTTGCTGAACAATTTAAGAAATCATCTACTTTAATATGGATGAAGCAATCTGCTGGCATGGGATGGCAAGACTATAGAGCGCAACATGAGCCTATTCTTTATGGATGGAAAGAAGGATCAGGCAAACATTTCTATAGCGGTGATAGGACAAAGACCACAATATGGAAAATAGGCAGAGATGCTCAAGCAAGTTATGTGCATCCAACCCAAAAACCTGTAGCATTGCCTGAGGAAGCTATAAATAACAGCTCTAAAGGCATGGATATTGTGTTAGATTTATTTGGCGGAAGCGGAAGCACTTTAATAGCTTGTGAAAAGGTAGGCCGCAAAGCAAGATTAATGGAACTTGATCCCAAATATTGTGACGTAATAGTCAAGAGATGGGAAGATTTCACAGGTAAGAAGGCAGAGTTATTAAGTGATTGATTTACAACACTTACTTTTAAACACTTTGGGTCAATAAAAAGATGCTAGAACATATACCTACAGACAAAACTAAAGAGCAAGTATTAAGTGCTTCAGGGCTAGGATTGCCTCAACTGCAAATAGCTGCATTACTTGGCATATCCGATGTGACGCTACGCAAGCATTATGAAAAAGAGCTAGCGGTAGGCAAAGCAACTGCATCGGCTCAAGTGGCTAAATCTTTATACAACAAAGCTGTATCAGGTGACACGACTGCTGCAATATGGTGGACTAAAGCTCAAATGGGCTGGGGTGAAACCAATACCACTAAATTTGGTAACATTGACGGCACGCCACTTGAAGGCATACAAGTCACCTTCGTAAAGTCAGATGGATCAACAACAACTTAAAGATGCAATAGCAAGGATTCAGTTTCCTGCAAAGCTTGAATGTTTGTTTACTCCAAAAGAAGCACGCTATCGCATTTTATACGGTGGCCGAGGTGGTGCAAAATCATGGGGTGTGGCAAGAGCGTTATTAATTAAAGGCGCTAGAAGTCCAATCAGAGTATTATGCGCTAGAGAGTTTATGACCTCAATCAAAGACTCGGTGCATAAATTACTATCAGATCAAATAATAGATATGGGTTTAGATGGGTTCTATGAGATAACCCAAAACTCAATTAGAGGATTAAACGGCACAGAGTTTGCTTTTGTAGGCTTAAAGAACAACATCGCAAACGTGAAGAGCTTCGAGGGAATTTCTATCGCATGGGTAGAAGAGGCACAGACGGTTTCAAAAACCAGCTGGAATGTATTGATTCCAACAATCCGTAAAGAACAATCAGAAATATGGATCACGTTTAACCCTGAATTAGAAACAGATGAAACCTATCAGCGATTTGTAGTTAATCCGCCTGAAAACTCAATTGTTCAGCGTATTAATTGGAACGATAACCCTTGGTTTCCTGAAACGCTACGCTTGGAAAAGGATGCGTTAAAAAGTAGAGATTTACAAGCTTACAATAATGTATGGGAAGGCTTATGCCGACTCACCGTTGATGGCGCTATATTCGCTAATGAGATGAATATGGCCGAGCTATCAGGCAGAATCACAAGAGTGCCTTACGATGCCACAAAACCTGTCCATGCGGTCTTTGACTTGGGTTGGGCAGATCACACAGCTATATGGTTTGTGCAATTTATAGGCATGGAAACAAGGCTTATTAATTATATGCAAGATACGCAAAAGACTATTACCCATTATTTGCAGGAAATGCAAAAACTAGGTTACTTATACGATACACTACACTTACCACATGATGCAGAAAGCAAAAACATTGCGTCTAGTGGTCGTTCTATTAATGACATAGTAAGAGCAGCAGGGTTTAAAACAAACATTTTACCGAGAGTTCCTGTTGTTGATTCTATAAACGCTGCACGAACTATATTCAATAGTTGCTATTTCGATAGAGAAAATTGTGCGGATGGGTTACAATGCTTACGTCATTACCGATATGAAGTTGATCCTGACACAGGTCAGTTTAGTAGAAATCCACTCCATGATGTATATTCTCATGGCGCTGACGCATTTCGCTATATAGGTTTAATGATCCAAGACAAAAAAGAACGTAAAGCTCAAAAATTAACTTATAGTCCTGGCGCAAGCTGGATGGGATAAAACATGGCAGACGATAGCATACAACAAAGTGACAATGACCCACGCATAGCTAATGCGATTAAATTCTTACAGTTTGCTAATGAAGCAGACCAAATGAATAGATCAGAAGCGTTAGAAGATTTAAAGTTTGCAGCAGGCGATCAATGGCCTGTTGAAATCCAAAACAGTCGAGTATTAGAAGCTCGCCCATGTCTAACAGTAAACAAAGTTGACGCTTATTGCCGTCAATTAACCAATCAAATGCGCCAACAAAGACCACGCATCAAAGTGCATGGCATGAATAACCAATCAGATGCAAGAATGGCACAAATCTTACAAGGTATATGCCGACACATTGAAAATCATTCCGATGCAGACCAAGCTTATGACAAAGCTGGTGACTTTGCCGTTAGAATGGGTTGGGGTTATTGGCGTATTACTACAGATTATGTGCGTGAAGATTCATTTGACCAAGAAATCTACATCAAAGCTATTGACAATCCTTTTACCGTTTACTTTGATCCTAACTCTGTTATGCCTGACGGTTCAGATGCAGAAACAGTCTTAATTACTACAGTCATATCTAAAGAAAACTTTAAGAAAATGTATCCTAACGCTGAAACTGAACAAGGTTTCACAATGCGAGGAACAGGTGACACTAATCCTGAATGGGTTATGAAAGAGGACATTCGATTAGCTGAATACTTTTACACAGAACGCAAAGCTATTAAAGTTCACTTACTATCAGACGGTTCAAGCGTTAAATCAAGTGACCTACCTCCGCAAGAAGTATTAGACGCAGCAGGCATTACTATTGTTGAATCTCGTGATTCGTTTGAGAAGAAGATTAAAGTATGCAAATTAACTGCTATGGAAGTATTAGAAGAAGGCGAATGGGCTGGTAAATATATTCCTATCGTTCCTGTTTATGGTCAAGAAACTGTGGTTGAAAACAAGAAAAAGAAATTTGGTATTGTTCGCATGGCCAAAGACCCACAAAGAATGTATAACTTTTGGCAAACTTCTCTTACTGAGTCAGTTGCATTAGCTCCTAAAGCTAAATGGTTACTTGCTGAAGGTCAAGACGAAGGCCATGAAAATGAATGGGCAATGGCTAACATTAAATCTATGCCTGTTTTGCGTTATAAGCAAAAAGACATCGATGGTCAGCCAGCACCTCCGCCCCAAAGATTGCAACCTGAACCACCACCAGCAGGCATTATGGCTGCGGCTCAATCTATGACTACTGATTTAATGCAAGTGGTAGGTATATTTGATCCAAGCCAATTACCACAAGGCAATATTTCAGGTAAAGCGTTACAAGGCCAACAACAACAAGTGGATATGACTAACTTCCACTACTATGACAACTTAACTCGTTCTATCCGTCAAACAGGTCGCATTATTCTTGATCTTGTTCCAAAGATTTACGATAGAGAAAGAGTATTGCGTATCATTGGTGACGATGGCAAACCTGAAATCCTAACTATTAACCAATATGGCCAAGACGAAGAAGGCATTGATAAGATTCTTAATGACGTCA